CAAACTTCGACTTAGATATGTACTCTTCAGGAGTCATTATCACTTCTTCATGTCTCCTGTTTTTAGGATTGAAAAAGTATCGATTAAATACAAGTCTATGGTTTTTTGTAACGACATAATCTTCTCCGTAAGGCTGTCTCACTAAGTATCGGTCTGTTATACCATCTACTCGCTTCATCACAGTCTTTATTTCCCCCCCCTCAACCATCACTTTATCACCAACATTAATATCTTTTATTGACCTAAAAGTAAAGTCAGCCATTAACAACTTAGTATCAGGAGCATAGCACTCATCGTGAGCTAAGAATAGTAGCTTCTCACCATCGTATGAGTTCTCTTCAGTATTCTTCCAGTCTATAGTCGTATCCAAACCAATGACACTATCGTCTCCTAAAGTAGCCATGTTCTTCTTTGTAATCTTAGATGCTGGCACCCGATATGCAAGCTCAGTCTTTGGCTTATCCATACCATCCATGATAGGTCTGAAGAAGAATGGTAGCCTGCTATTTATTGGAACCACCTTGTCAGTGAACATCTTCTTAGCATCAGCACCAGTCTTTGACAAGATACCTACACGAGAGTCACGAGCAAGTGTAGCTATATTAACGCACTCTGATGATGACATGAATGAGAACCCTGAGCGTCTAATCTTTAGGTAAATCATACCAAATGATCTTGGATCAGCCTTGCATGCTTCCCAGAATATAAAGAATATCCTATTTGCTTCACGGTAGTCTGCATAGCCAACGTCAATACTAGACCACTGTAGGTACATGTAATGGGCTCCAGTAATATACGTAGGCTTACCATTGTTCATGAACCACAACCCCTCTTCTCTTCTATCAAACTCTTGCTCGATGTAGTCTACCCATCTGTCTTTAAACTCAGCAGGCATCTCGTTCCAGTGGAAGATTGACTGTACCCTATAAAGCTCTTTTGGTAGTTCTTCTCTCTCCCAATACTGCTGTGAAATCTTTTCAGATCTTTTATATACCTCCTTTGGTACAGCAGGCAATGCAATAGTTAATCCCTGTATGCTTATAATCTCTCCTATCTGTCCAGTCTTAGAAATAACAACCATGTCGTACTGCTCGTTGTAGCCGTACTGCCATGACCTACCGCTGTTCTTCTTGCTTATAGCATTCTGAGGAACGTGGTCCTTAACGATTCGATATAGATCTTCGCTCTGCAAATCCTTGTTTTGTATCTGTCCTACTTACTCCCTTATCCAACATCTCAAGAGCTTCACGCTCTGCTTCTATTCTATTTAAAATCTCAAAGGCATCAAATATGGCTAGCTTTTTTGTAGCTGCTGCATTCTTTAATCTGTCAGCAGATAGCTCACTCTCATCCTCAGGTTTAATAATCGCCTCCTTTGCTACTTTAATTAGTTGCTCAACAGCCTGATGACCAGCCTCAATAATCTTAAGTTTTATTTCTTTTGGATCTCTCATAGCAGTATAGTTATTTGATGATCGTACATTCTATATAGCTTCTCTCCATCTACATCAAACTCGTACTCACTGTCTGGCTTGAAGCATACCTTGTCTCCTGCCTTAACTCCCTGAGATATGAGATAGGCATTAGGGTATACCATAGTCCCCATAAGTGGCTCATGGGTAAATGGCTTCTTGATATATGACTCAGTTGCTGGTATAGGTTTGACAAAGCAGTACCTATCGTAGGTGTGCCAAGTATCTCCTCTACGGTATAGGAAGAACTGGTCTTGATCTATAAAAAATAAATCATCTCTAAAAAATGACCTACCACTTTTTCTTCTGCCTTTAATGTCATTATAGAACTTAAATGCATTGTGGTGTACTAGAAGAGTATCCCCCACTTGTACAGGACCAGTATACTTATAAGGTACCTCAATAACTTCAGCATATCTGTTTGAAAATTTATGATCCTCCTCTGAGGTATTGACAATAAGTTGTATGCCACCAATATCTTTGGTGTTATTATATCGCTCACCATTTAAAGGCCTTACGATAAAATCAAATGGAGACTGCATCAATAACTTATATTATATTCAATCGCAACTGGCATGGTGTGGTTAAATTCTTTCCACATCATTACCTCGTTCTTCTCGTTAACTATATAAATCTGTACAGATCCTTTGTCGTTATCAAACCTTATTAAATGTATCTCGTGTGTGTCATTCAACACTTTCTGACCTACAATGTAGTGCATTGAGCTTCCCTTGTAGTCAGGTCCAATTGAAATTTTTCTAATATCCATTTGATTTGATTTTAGGGGGAATAGTACTTAATGTACTACTCCCAAATAGTCTGTTCCTGTGATTCTGTACACATTCCCAGCTACTAATCCAGCGGCTAATGCAGCAGCATTGTTAGCATATACAGGGACACTTGGTAGAGGGAGAGATAATATCCCTCCCACTGTGAAGTTCTTAGTCTTGTTGCTGTCCTCAGCATCAGTACCAATCAACTTATCGTTGTATGAAACGCTTCCATCTGTAGGGTATGAATTAATATTTGCCATGATTATTCAGCGGTTATAGGATCAGGTGTTGGAGGAACAGGTGGTACATAGTCACCTGTGATGGTTAGGTTTAGTTGACCTGCAACCCAGTCATAGGCATACTCATTTGTCTGCCATGCTTGATAGTCCTCTCCAGTCATAGTCAAGTTACCTTGAGCAAGTTGCTGTTGAGCATCACTCAAGATAGAATAGTAAAATGTTCCTGAGGTACTTAGATTGTCATTAATGCAATATGCATTTAGAATAGTTCCTTTATCTTGGGTTCCATTTACCCAAATAAATACGGGGTCAATTGTTTTCATCGTTATTTTGTTTAAGCGTAATTACCTATTAAGTCTACTAATACTCCATTTATTTGTACTCTAATAAGAGCGTTTGCTGTAGCGGTCCCACCTCTAGCGTTTCCTAATCTCCAATCAACCGCAGCAGTCTGTGTACCTGCTGTAAGCGTTCCTGTTCTAAATGCTCCATCAACATACAACTTAGCGCCTACATCCGTTGTCGTTCCAATCAGCACGTTTCTAGTAAGATAATTTGATCTTAAAATTTCCGCATTAGCAAATTGATTAGTAATAATAAAATCCTCACTTGATGGATCTGTCCAAATTCTGTATGCATTAAAAACTGTTGTACCAAAAGTTAATCCTAAATATAAAGAAGTATTAGCTCTAATTTCTCCGTTTACGTCTAGCTTATATCCGCTATCCGTTGTCGTTCCAATCAAGACGTTGCCGCTATTGAAATATGATGTTCCATTAGCAGTTATATAAATTGTATTAGATTGTGCTTCATTATATAAATACAATTGAGCAGGGTCTCCAGCTCCACCTGGATTAAAAAATAATCTATTTTCATCACCATCTCCATTAGTTGTGTTTATTCTAAATTGACCGTGAACTGATAATCTTGCCGCAGGACTAGCCGTCCCAATCCCAACGTTTCCGCTTGAGGTTATATATAATCTATTATTATCTCCCCCACTTGCTAAGGCTAAATCCCCAGTTGATTGCAACTGAGAATAGACATTGCCACCAGCATAGGAAGGGTTTAAAGTAAATTGTAAAGTTCCCCTGTCAAAACGAGAAAATCCATTCACTTGCAACCTTGCCCCGTTGTCCGTAGTTGTCCCGACAAGTAGGTTGCCGCCGCTGGTTAGGCGCATTTTTTCTCCACTTGCGCCAGTTTCAAAAGCCATAATTCCTCTTGTCCATAATGCCAAATCCGAGGTTGATAAACCAGATATTGCATTACTACCAAGTGCAACAATTCCGTTCATAGTACCTGAAGATTCAAGAGCAAATCTTACACCATTGGAAGCCGTGGAGTTAATAACTAATAATCCGTTTGTCGGCGAAGTTGTACCAATCCCAACATTGCCGCCTGAGGTAATGCGCATTCGTTCGGTGTTGTTTGTACCAAAAGCAATATCTCTTGCTCCTCTTCCGTTTATCCCAAATACTGCATTGCCACCAGTTCCAAATATCTGTTGTGCCGTTCCAATATCTGCTATTGTTGTGCCGCTAGTC